GCCGGACGAGAGGCCTCGTAACAAGGATGGCTATGCTACCAACAAGCCTCAGAAGAAGCATTTCGTTGAGGCTTTGACCGAAGCAGGGATTGAATCTGACAAACCACTTGACAAACTGACGGTGGGTAAGTTAGAATCAATCGCAGAGGAACACGGCATTACGGTGTTCGGAGAAGTTTCCTCTAGACAGCCGACTAAGGCTTTCGACCGGGTCATCGTGAGAAAGAGTCCGAGACAGCAGATAAATCAGTACCGAAGAATCGCTGACGACCTTGAGCACATGAGCCTTGTGAGAAACAACCTCCTCAAGGCGACCAAGACCCCGACCCGCGAGTGTGGCTTCTGCTCCTTCCGGGACCTGTGCGAAATTGACGAAGCAGGAAAGGACTACACGGACATGAAGGAAATGCTCTACAAGAACTGGGACCCGTATGCGGCCCACAGAGAGGAAGATGCAGAATGACCGCTTTTGCAGTTAGTTTTCGGCTCAGAGCCGACTCCAAGGATATGACCGCCTCCGAGGTTGAGAACATCGAGCCGTACGACGTGAGAGTCGTCGCTTCGGACGCTCAGAGGGCGATCTCCACTCTGGTCAACACCCTCAAGGCCAACGGAGATATCACATCCAAGGCCGATGTCAAGATTCTCGAAGTCAGGGTGGTCCCCTGATGCTGAAGGTTCAGATCACCGGGTACCTCGACAAGTTGGTCACGCTGTCAGGTGACAAGCCTGTAGCAGTTATACCGATCGACATCTACGATGCGGTAGAGCAGCGACGCAGGACCCTGTTCGCTCCAGCAGGAGAGTACAAGGACGATCAGTACATCAACTTCTCGGATGTTGATATCATCAAGGCGATTGAGAAGGAACTGGACCGAGCAGGCTACTCTGTGATCGTCAAGCCTGCCGTGCCTAAGTTCACCACCCTGACCGTCGAGCAGGCAACCATCGCAACCAAATCATTCAACGTGAAAGAAAAGGACTTCCAGTGAGCAACATTCTCGATCTGGCACTGCCAGTTACTGAAACCGTCAACTCCGTCAACATCCTGGTACATGGAGACTCCGGTTCCGGCAAGACAACCTTTGCGGGTTCAGGCCGCAACGCCGGAGCCAAGGACCTCATTCTCGCCATCGAGAACGGCACCGTCTCCGCTGCACGTTCCGGCTCCAAGGCTAACGTTCTGTCGATCAAGACCTGGTCCGAACTCGACCAGGCCATCACCGCCATCGCTGATGACCCCGACCGCTTCGAGTGGATCATCGTGGACTCCATCACGAAGTTGCAGGACCTGATCTGGGAGGAGATCCTGGGTGAGGCGGTGCGTACGAAGCCGTCCCGCTCCAAGTACAAGCGAGAGTTGCAGGAGTACGGAGAGGCGCAGGCTCGACTGTCTGAGGTGGTTGAGCGGCTCAACAACTCTGACGCAAACATTCTGTGGACCGCTCTCTCCGACCTGGAGACGGACGAGAACGGCCATGAGTTCAAGATGCCGTCCATTCATGGTCGCGGCGGCAAGCAGGCTGCATGGGTCTGCGCTCAGATGGATACCGTCGTCTACCTTTCGGTGATCGAGTACCAGGGGAAGTTGGTCAGAAAGTTCGACTTCAACAAGACCCCAGAGGCCTACGCCAAGGACCGTCTGCAGACCTTCCGTGTCCCGCAGAAGAACCTGACGCTCGCAGGACTCACTGAGGCGATTGTCGGGGTCGGTCCGGAGGAAACTCCGGCAGAAGACGCTTGACAAGCACCGCCAAGTAATGTAAGATCAAACGGGTCCTCTCTGGACCCGAACACCAACAAGGAGTTTTAAATGGGCTTTTCCCTTCCAATTGCACGAGTTAAGAACGACGAGATCGACAAGGCGATCAGCGACTCCCGCCAGGGCCAGCGCTACACCGGGCCGACCCCGCCTCCGGGAGTGTACCGCGCCAAGATCAAGAAGGTCTTCACTAAGGAGACCAAGTCCGGCAAGGCGGCGATCAACGTTCTCTTTGAGATCAACGAGACCGGCGACAACCAGGTCTACAACGGCGCGGGTATCTTCAACATGTACCTGATCCCGTCCGACCCGTCTGAGAAGGCGTTCCCGTACCAGATCTCCAACCTTGACTCCATGATCCATGCGCTCTCCAACGGCACTATGGGTTACAAGGAGTTCCAGGAGGCGGCTCTCGCTGAGAAGGTTGTGCTCAAGGACCCGCAGAAGTACGATCCGAGCAAGAACAACGAGATCACCAAGATCGGTACTCTCAAGATCACTGGTGAGGCTGAGGCCAACATCAAGTTGAAGATGGATGAGTACAACGGCAAGGAGCGGGCCATTCTCGACTTCATCGTTGAGGATAAGGTCGAGAAGAAGGCTAAGGCAGCAGACTACGACGATGACCCGTTCGGGGAGACCGGAGCAACCGGCTCTGACGACTCTGATGCGGACTTCAACGACTGGCTGAACGAAGGTTAATATGGCAAAGATTGATGTCACCATCTACAGCCTCCCAGAGGAGGAGTGCGGTTACTGCCGACTCATGAAGGGAACCTTCACCCGCTGGGTGAAGGACCATCCCCAGCACGACGTGACTGCGGTCACTCTGTCCGCGCAGGACAACCGAGAGGCTCTGCTGGAGACCGGAGCGACTGCAGCCCCTGTCTACATCGTCAAGCGCGGTAACAAGGAGACAATCGTCTCTGGCCGGAACCCCGACCGACTCACCGATGCTCTCGAAGGACTTGACAGCATCTGGGACATGTGATAGAATAAGCGTCTGGCTCACGATACGAGCCACCTGCCTCATTAGTTTAATGGTAAAACAGCGGCTTTGTAACCCGCTGATAGGGGTTCGATTCCCTTATGAGGCTCAGGGTCAGGTGAAGACCCTCAACGCGCGAAAAAACACGCACCTACCTGTGGGTGTTGAAAGTACACAGGGACAGCCCCGTCTGGTGGAATTGGCAGACACGGCGCTCTCAAAAGGCGCTACCCGGAAGGGTGTGAGAGTTCGAGTCTCTCGATGGGGACAGAACTTTCGGCTTGAAACCAGAAGTTCTTTAGGATTGACGGCCTTTCAGGTTGACTTTGCCGAGTTGATCTGATAAAATCGTCCGTACCGGCGGCAACTGGTACGTTTTAGGGTGCAGCATAATGGCGTATGCAACGGTCTCCAAAACCGTCGATTGTGGGTTCGATTCCCGCCACCTTAGCAGGGAAGATGTGCGCATGGTGCGCAACTGGCTTGCTAAGCCGGTCCAGGTGAAAGCCTGAAGGTTCGACTCCTTCTTCTTCCGCGCCTCCGTAACTCAGCGGATAGAGTAACAGAGATTATCCTCCGTATTGGCCCGGTCTTCTAAACCAGAGGTGCATAATTGGACGATGCGAGTTCGAGTCTCGCCGGGGGAACGCCACTAACGACAGAATGGCAAGCACGAAGGCCGCTTGGGAGAGCGGTTTTCACCAAAACTTGACAGACCAAAACAGATACGCTAAGATGAGGGACATGGAAAAGATACAGGTCAAACTCAAAACCAAAAAGAAACCCTACACCCACAACGGGGTCACAGGAATGGAAAAGAATGAAAAAGGAAACCTAACCCTCCACTTCGGAGAAGGAATGGCGGATGTCATCTACCCGCACACGATCTGGGATCGACTTGAGCATGGTATCTAGCATCCCCTTCACCACGGCGTACACCGCGATCGTCATGACGATCTACCGCATCGGAGAGGCCCTGACCGGCCTTCACCCCTACCAACTCACCGACATCGCAGCAACGCGGGTCGGACTCGGCACAGACGCAGGGTTTGCAGACATCATGGTCACCCTGATCTCCTCAAACTGAAAGGCAAAGAAATGAGCATAAAAAGGACCCCGAAAGGGATCAGGAGGCACTACTCAGAGGAGGAGAAAGCCATTCTTCGGGAACTAGGGGCATACCCCTCCTCGGAAGCCTTAGGCAGGCCGCTAGTCGGCACCCACCTCAAGGAGGAGAGAGAGCGAGGAGAGAGAGTTGATAGCCACTACAAGGACCCCACAGGAAAGTATTTGGCTCAGGAGGAGACCAAGCCTATAGCAAGCCGAAATGGAAAGCCTTGGGAGCGTTGGGAAGATCAGTACCTACTCCGCACCCCCCACCTTGAGCCGCTAAAAGATAAGGCAATTTACCTGGGAAGAACTTACCGAGCCGTAGAGTCTCGAAGGCGAGACCTACTCCGAGAGATCGACAGGAAGAGAAGATAGGCTACCTACGCAAGCAGGGAGTTGACATCTGATGGAAATGTTCTGGACTGTCATAGAACTTGCAATTCAGGCCTTATGGATGTATCTTTTCTATCAACTAGGAAAGAGCAAAGGACGGAGGGAAGGGAAGAATCGCCAAGATGCTGATTAAGTCGTACCCGAACTACAACGGCTGCAGGCCTGGAGTGTGC